AGACAAGAGTATGAAGCAACCTTTGAGACATATGCTGGTGCTATCTATTATAACTTTGACAGAGAGCAAAATGTTAAGACCTTAAAAGATAATAACACGACCTTACATATTGGAATGGATTTTAACATTGATCCAATGAGTGCGGCTGTGTTTCAAATACACAACAATATTATTAATTTAATTGATGAAATAGTAATATATTCATCAAACACAGACGAATTAGTTAAAGAAATAAAAACAAGATACCCAAACAGACCAATCATTGTTTACCCAGACCCAGCAAGTAGACAACGCAAGACTTCTGCTGGTGGTAGAACAGATTTAAACATATTACAAAATGCTGGATTTACAGTAAGAGTTAAGAATGCACACCCGCAAATAAGAGATAGAATTAATGCGGTTAACTCAAGATTAAAAAATACAAACGAGCAAAGAATGATGTACATTGATCCTAAATGCAAAAACATTATTAGAGGCTTGGAACGACACCTTTACAAAGAGGGAACTACGCAACCTGATAAGGATAGCGGATTTGATCATATGAACGATGCCATAGGCTATGCGGTAGATTATTTGTTCCCTATAAGAAAACAATACACAAAACAATTACCTCAGAGATGGAGCGTTAAATAATGTACATAATGAATCAAAATATGGAGTCATTAATTCGAAATAAAGAATTTTTGGAAAACAAACACGATAGCTATGATCTAATGATCCCAAGATGGAATTTTTACCTAAGATCATACTTAGGTGGAGATGAATACCGATCAGGTGGCTTCTTACACGAATACGCATTAGAATTAGATTTAGAATATCAAAATAGAATTAATTACACACCAATAGATAACCATTGTAGAAATATCATAAGTATTTACTCAAGTTTTTTATTTAGAGTACCACCGACAAGAGATTATGGCGTATTAGAGAATGATCCTAGTTTAGAATCATTCTTAACTGACACAGACCTAGACGGACAGAATTTTAATGCGTTTATGAAGAACGCACAGACTTACGCAGGTGTTTATGGGAATGTATGGATATTTATAGATAAACCAGAGAGCAACGCACAGACTAGAGCAGAAGAATTAAACCAAGATATTAGACCTTACTTAACAATGGTAACGCCTGATAATGTTATGGACTGGCATTATATGAGAGCCTCAAGTGGTCGTTATGTGTTAGACTATATTAAAGTTAGGGAAGAAGTTACAGCAGACGGAACATATTTTAGAATATGGACACCTAATGAAATTTCATATGTATTTGTTGCTGAACGAGGCAAGGCTAAAGTTATTGAAATAAAACCTAATCAACTTGGAACTGTACCAGCTATTTGTTTGTATAATAAAAGATCACCCAAACAAGCTGTAGGCATAAGTGATTTAACAGATGTTGCATTATTGCAACAGTCTATTTACAACGAATTATCTGAGATGGAACAATTAATCAGATTATCTAACCACCCTAGCTTAGTAAAAACGCAAGGTGTAGAGGCTAGTGCGGGTGCTGGTGCAATTATATCAATGCCAGATGATTTAGATAGTGGATTAAAACCATTTTTATTGCAACCAAGTGGATCAAACCTAAGTGAGATTAGATCATCTATTGAGCAAAAGATTGAGATGATAGATAGAGCAACTCATATGTCAGGTGTTAGACAAACTAAGACTCAAGTATCTAGTGGGATTGCTTTACAGACTGAGTTTGAAAATCTTAACTCTGTGTTAAGTGAGAAAGCTGATTTATTGGAAAACGCAGAGGAGCAAATATGGAGTCTATGGGCTATGTGGCAAGGCAAAGCATTTGATGGTGTTATTGAATATCCTGAAAGCTTTAATATAAGAGATTATGCTTCTGATTTACAATACTTACAACAAGCTAAAGCAAGTGGCGTAAGATCAAGCACATTCCAAAAAGAAATAGATAAACAGATTGTAGGTGCGGTAATTGATGATGACGCTGTTATTAGTACGATTAATGACGAGATTACAGCACAAACAGAGGTAGGAGTATTTGAAACAGCACAGACACAAGCGGAAGTAGCTGAAGAAGATGCCGAGTAAGATAGACTTATCGGAAGATAGCAGAGTCAGTTTACCAGCCAAAAACTTAATTACAATTATTGGTGGATTATTAGTCGGTGCTTGGTTTGGATTTGGGGTTATTGAGAGGCTTAACATAATAGAAACTGAACTTCAGTTAATGCAACAAGACTTACTTGAAGCATCAACGCAAAAACCAATAGATCAAGAGCAATTTATGTTATTAGAGTTTCTTTCAAAGGAACAAGATAAGTTAAAAGAAAAAATAGAGGAAGAAGTACCAAACATAAAAAAGAACGATATGACGATACAATTTCACGAAGAAAGAATAATTGATTTAGAAGAAAAGAATGGGACTTACTAATGATCGAACTTGTATTTGTAATGATGATGATACAGAATGGCGATAAGGTACTGGAATATGTGCCGACTCAGAATATGTCAGACTGTCTTTCACAAAAACGCATAGTTTCTCGATCAATAGGCGAAGAACAAGAAGGAATGAGAGTAATGTGTAAAAAATTAAAGGTTGAGTTGGAGAATGATATGGGAAGGTTAAGAATTACGAGAATTATAGATGATTAAAAGTATCTCTATTGCTGTTGTAATTACATCTATTGTTTTGTGGTTATTAGGCTCACTAATGGATAGTGCTATGGCTGATGTTAGTAACACGGGATCGACTACAAATGATCAAGTAAATTCAACGGGTTCAAATACTGCAATCACTGGCGGATATGAAAGTACCGCTACAACTAATTTTCAAGATGGAAGCTCAAGCAACACTACGACTAACAATACTACTAACGCATATCAAGGTGATTCCAGAGTAGTACCAAGTGCATCTGCACCAAGTATTAGTGCGATGAGCCAAGACCTTTGTACTGTTGGAATATCTGCTGGTGGTCAAACATTTTCATTTGGTGCTAGTTTAGGAATGACAAAGCGTGATATGAATTGTGAGCGTCTAAAATTATCTAAGGCTTTGCACGATATGGGAATGAAGGTTGCCGCTATAGCTATTATGTGTCAAGACTCAAGGGTTTTTAGTGCGATGCACATGGCTGGAACTTACTGTCCCTATAATTCAAAAATTGGACTTGATGCAAAAGCTGAATGGGAAAAGTATGGCAAGTTAAGACCAGACTATGAGGAGTATGTAAAAACACTTCGCATAACAGAGCAAATAGATAATGAAATACTTGGGGAGTTAGATGCAAAAGATAAATATATTCTTGATGGTAATGGTGAGCCTATTAATATCCTCAGCAACTAATGCTGAAACTGTTTGTTTGCAAAATATACCGAACATAGCAGATCAAACTTGCACAACGACTTACAGCACTGGAACTACAACTACTACAAGTAATTTAATATCGCAGACTTTTAATGATGGTAGCTGGAATGGAACTATGTTTCCTGATAGTTCAGATATACAAGAAAATTTATATTTAACTGGTAAGGATAATAAGTACGCTGAAACTACAATAAATAGTTCAGACTTAATGACCATAAATGAATTAAGACAAGGTTTCATAAGTAATTTTAACGCTGATATACGCTGGTGGAATAAGTGGGACTCTACAGTAACGATGACCCAAACTGCATTGAGTGGCAATGGAGATTCTACTACACAAACTTTATTATTAACTGATACAACTAATGCTAATTACCAGTTTAATAACTATGGTAATACACTAATAGTTTCACCTAATGCAGAATCTACTCATGGAACTTTAACAGCTAGGTTTGATTTTGATATTGATAATGCCGCTGGTAATTGGAATGGTGGTCATAGTGGGGTTGATGTAACCGATCCAACGCTTAACTTGCTTTATACTACATTGAGTGAAACAACTAACACCGTTGTTAAGTTCTGTTGGGAGTTTACACCTAGCACTTGCCCTCAAGCAGTTGAGGATATAGCAGATACTATTGTTGATATTGAAGGAGATTTGGAAAATAT